TGAAGGCATTGACATTGACACGGGTGAGGAACCGCTCGGCCCTTTGGAGAGCAGTCAGCGCACTGGTTGATCGCCTATCTGGCGGTTGAGACGGGGATTCCTCCGTCAGTGTTGCTGACTGAATCACCTCGAATGTTGTTCACGATGTCTGCGTATCTGCGTTGGAAGGCAGTCAAGATGAACCCGACAGCGTACAATCGGTGACATGGCAACCTCATCAGGGAAATACACGCTGGGTCGTGGTGAGGAAGTTGCGTTCGTTGCACCGGGGTTGTTGCAGTTTTTGCGTGAAGCATCGCAGGCTTCTCCCAAGTTCAATCTGGAGATGCGCAAGGCCGCTCAGGTTGTGGCTGATTTTGTGGTTGATGCAGCCAAGTCAAATGCTGCTGGGCAACCTCCGCATGGCAAACAGCGTGAAGGTTCGTCAGGTAGGTCTCAGGCTCAAGTTGTGGTGAACGGGTTGCGTGCTCGACATGATCGCATCCCGACTATCAAGTTGGACTCCAAGCGTGGCTACCCATCAAAGAGCCGCACCAATAAACAGAGAACTGCGGGTATTCAGGGTCCATTTTTGGGCAAGAAGATTCCTAAACCTGGGACAGTAACAATGGGGCAAGTGTTCTTTGGTGCCGAGTTCGGTGGTCGTCGCCGGAAGACGACGCAGCAGTTCTTGCGTCATCGTGGCCGTCAGGGCTACTTCTTTTGGGAGGCTGTTCGGGACAATAAAGAGAAGATTGCTGCTGAGTATATTTCGGCTATTGACCTCGTATTGAAGAAGCTTGCTGCTGGGGCATCCTGACGCTACGCTGACCTATAAGGAGCCCGCCATGTTCCAATTTGAGACAGCCGATACTGACTCCGTTCGTGCCGTCAGGTTCGACTTCGTCAAGGCTGTAGTACCAAAACCGCTCGCTGGGTCGTGGGCTCAACTTCAAGCCCAACTGTGTATCCGTAAGGAAACGAAACGCAAAGACCAGCGTGCGTTGTGGTCGCCAGTCATCTATGCACCAGGCACAACTCGTGCCAACTACAACGTGGATGCCGTGACCTGTCTCGTGGTGGACATGGACAACGAATCGTTTGACCATGCCCGCTTGGATGGCTTGGAGTGGATGGCGTACACCACTTGGTCAAACCGTCCCGATGAGGAGCACTGGCATCTTGTGTTGCCGTTGAAGCAGCCTGTGCCTGCGCATCGTTGGTCGGAGGTGTGGACTCGTCTGCATGAACGAATCAACATTGTTGGTGACCCTGCCACCAAGGACCCTGCTCGCATCTTCTATCTGCCTCAGTACCCGGTTGGGAAGTTGGAGTGGTCGCATCGTCGTTTTGGTCGTGGCGAGTTTTTGGATGCTGAGTTGGATGAGGTGTTTGTTCCGACGCCACGAGACATGGTTCGGATGCCGAAGGCTGTGGTGTCTCGGAAGCGTGTGAAGCACTATTGGCAGGATGAGTCGTGGTGGAATGAGCCGCAGGATTTGAGTCGGTTTGCTGGTATGACTCAGCAGCAGATTGCTGTGGCGTTGCGTAGTGAGTTTGCTGAACTGAGAAAGTCGTTGTCTTTGGACTGAGTAGAATCGGCTGTCATGGCCGTTGAGCGTTCTTTCATTGTCAAGCTCCTTGCTGACCCCAAAGACCTGCTCAAAGCGTTTGGTGAGACTGGCAAGGCTGCGACGGATGCGTTCGGTGCCGCCAACAAACGGGTCAACGAATTGGTGCCTGGGTTCCAGAAGATTGCTGCGGTTTCGGCTGTGGCGTTTGCTGGCATGGCTGCGTTTGCTGCCGGGGCTGCCAAGGCTGCTATTGAGGATGAGGCTGAGCAGGCCAAGTTGGCAAAGACGTTACAGAATGTCGTTGGTGCTACGAAGGAAGCGGTTGACCAGACTGAGCAGTTCATCAAGGTTCAGTCTCGCCAAACGGGTTTCACTGATTCAGAGTTGCGTCCATCGTTGGAGAGTTTGGTTCGTGCAACTGGTGATCTGACGAAGGCACAGCAGCAACTTGTTTTGGCACAAGATATTTCTGCGGCTACAGGCGCCTCGGTTCTTGAGGTATCGACAGCGTTGGCCCGTGCGAATGTGGACAATTTCAAGTCGTTGGTGGCGTTGGTTCCGGCGTTGCGGGACAACATCAAGGAAGGTCAGTCACTTGACCAGGTGTTTGGTGAGTTGAGTTCTACGTTCGCTGGTTCGGCTGCTGCTGCTGCCGATACTACGGCTGGTCAGTTGAAGATTCTTCGTAACAGTATTTCTGAGGCAAAGGAATCTTTGGGGGTCGGTTTCATTCCTGCGTTGCGTGCGACTGTTATTCCGTTGACGAAGTTGGCTCAACTGATTGAGGACAACTCGACTCTGTTCTCGGCGATTCTGATTTCTTTGTTGACGTTTACTGGTGCGATTGTGGCTGGTGGTGTTGCGTTGAAGGGTTATGCGGTGGCGGCTGCGTTGGCTGCTGCGGCCACTAGGGCGTTGCAGGTAACAATCACGACGAGCGGTTTGTTGGGTCTTGTCGCCGGTATCAGTGCCTTGGTTGGTGCGACGGTTCTGTTGGCGAACAAACTGTTTGAGACAGAGAAGAAAGCCAAGGCGTTGCAGAGTGCTGTGGCTGGTACTGATGGCATTGTTCGAGCGGCAGGCAAGTCGTACATCTATCTGTCGGATCGAGTGCAGATGTTGAACAGCAGTCTGTCACGAAGCGTCAACCTGCTCTTTACACAAACGAACCGTTTGGAGGGGTTGGCTCGTTCTTACGGTGTCACCACATTCAAGACGGGACAATTTGAGCAGAAGACCTCTGGTGCAAGTAAGACCGTGCAAACTGCGAAAGAAAAGATTGCTGAATATACGTCGGTGTTGAAGCGGGCGCAGGGTGCGTCAGATGCGTTCGGGGCTGCTCAGAAGCGTGTTGGCAATGCTCAAATCTCGGTGGCTGATGCGAACACTGCGTTGAAAGAAGCGCAGGATGCGTTGGCGAAAGCTCAGCAGGGTGGTTCGGCTGAGGATATTGCGGCAGCCCAGCGTGCTGTGGCTGCTGCGGAACGTGGTGTTGCCAGGTCAAAGTTCAGTCATGAAGAGGCCATCATTGCGGTTCGTGACGCTGAACGGAAACTGGCTGAGATTCGTAAAGACCCGGAGGCTACGGCGGATGAGATTCGTCGTGCCGAAATTGACTTGGCTGAGGCGAAGTTCAATGTTGCTGATTCTGAGGATCGTCAGATTGAAACTGCGAACGGGTTGGCTGAGGCTCGACGGAATCTGCGTATTGCGACTGACGGGTTGCGTCAGGGTGATGAGGAGTTGTTGCCGTTGCAGAAAGCGGTGGAGACTGCTCAACTTCAGTTGAAGGCTGCGAATGATGAGTTGACGGACTCCATCAAGGCTCAGTCTGCTGCGTTGACGGAGTATTCGGAGGCGTTGGCTGAGTTGGCTGATATTGCTAAGAAGTTCCCGAAGATTGCGGAGAATCGTCCGGCAAGCGGTTTCATCCCTGTACCTCCAACGGTTGATCCGTCAATGGGCGGTTCGTCCACGGTTGGTCGTGGTGGGGAACAGACGTTGAATGTGATTGTTCAGTCAGGTGTGTTGAATGGTGCTCAGGTTGGTGAGGAGATATATCAGTATTTGCGGGACTATGAACGAGTCAACGGCCCTCTGAATTTCATGGTGTAGCCGATGGCAAAGACGGCAATTTGGGGTCAAACATACAAGGTGTTGATGGACACCGGGTTGTTGCAAGATGCGTTCACCCTGGACTCATCCACACTCAACGGCCCTGACGTATTGGACGGTTCAACCGATTTCGCTGACGTCACCGAATATGTCACCAGCGTCTCCATCCGTCGAGGTCGAGCCAGCCAACTCGACACGATGGGCGTCGGACAAGCGACCATCGTCCTTGACGACAAAGCATCAGGTCGAGCGTTCGACCCGGCAAACACTGCATCCCCCTACGTTCAGGACGGCTACGGCATCGCCCCACGACGCTTCGTCCAAATCTATGCAGGCACAGCCGGACAAGAACCCCTCTTCGTCGGACGAGTCAACGACCTTGACATTGACTATCAGCAACCAGACAACAGCTTCGCCATCATCACCTGCGTCGACGACCTCTCCGCCCTAGGGCGCACCAACCTCACCGCCTTCAACCCATCCAGCCAACTCACCTCCGCCCGAGTCACCGCCATCCTGGATCGCCCAGACGTGGCCTACTCAACTGCCACCAGGAGCATCGGTACCGGCGTGGCCACCGTTGGCACCGTCGCCTATGACGCCAACGACAATGTCAAATCAGCCATTGACGCAGTCATGCTCGCAGAAGACGGACGGTTCTTCGTAGATCGTGGCGGCACAGCAGTCTTCCAACCTCGCATCACCTACTCCTTCGACACCGCAGGCATCCAATTCTCCGACACGCCAGCCGGCACCGTCATCCCCTACCAAGAACTCTCCGTCGGCTACGGCGCAGAAACCCTCTACAACCGAATCCAAGTCGGCGTCCAAGGCTTCGCCGTCTCCACCGCAGTCGACACCACCAGCACCACCGAATTCGGCGTCAACACACTCAGCCTCTCCGACGTCCCACTCAACACCCAAGCAGCAGGCGACACCCTCGCTGCCAACCTCCTCGCCAAATACAAAGACCCCGTCGTCCGCTTCAACGAAATGAGCATCCTCGTCAACGGACTCAGCGCCAGCAACGGCCAAGCCGTCTCCATCCTCGACATCGGCGACCTCGTAGAAATCAGCAAAACCTACCAACAAGGCGCACCAGGCACCGTCACCAAAACGATGTACATCGAGAACCTAAGTCATGACATCACACCAGGATTCCATCGCATCCGACTCGGCCTCGGTCAAGCCCAACTCCTCACCCAATTCATCCTTGACACCAGCGAACTTGACGATGCGACGGTTGGGCTCGGCTAAACTCAACGCATCATGGGAGCAGGATTTCGCACCTTCGCCAGTGGCGAAGTATTGACAAGCACAAACGTGATGGACTATCTGATGAAACAGATGGTCATGGTGTTCGCAGGTACAGCCGAACGTGGCTCAGCATTGCCATCACCCGAAACTGGAATGGTCGCATACTCAACGGCGACAGGTATGCAGATTTATAACGGCACAGCCTGGGTTAGTATTTAGTCCTATGGGTTCCGGCTTCCGCCCCTTCGTCTTTGTAAAACTGCTTCCGGCCCACAAAGTTCA